TAGTTGGCATAGGGGGGTTAACACCGGCGACGGGTCTGCCGTTGCGGTACGCCACATCGGGGCGCTTCCAGAAATTATAGCCACCATTTAACGGTGCAGCCCCTGTACCCTGGTTCATGGGGTTAACAACATTCCGGACTCCTCGGGTTTTTTGGTGGGAATGCATAAGACGCTTTAGGGTTGTTTAACTGAGATAAATTATTTTATTTTATACACGCAGCATGGCGACTAAATATGGACTGTCCTCTAACAAGTTGTAAAGGATCTGCGCGTCTTGTCGAGTCAAGGGTGGAAACTTTCGGCCCACTTCCGCCAACACCACGACTGCGTCCATTCGCTGATTATCACGCCTTCGCTTCTCCAAAAAGGGGCGGACCACACGACGTCGAACCGCTTGGCGAATTGCATTGGCATATCTCCACAGGGTGGCTTGTACGTAGGCAACCCACTCTGGAATGTACGGTGCAAATGGTAGCGCGCACAGGTCTACCACAATTGGAGTTGTGTACATTTTCTTCTTGCTATTAATCTCCAAGAACATGGGGACGGAGAAGATGCTACGAGTGCCCAGAACCGCCGCACTATGCAGATGTGGCTCGCTCTTCCACGTCACAATGGAGCTAGCAAACGTCTCACGTCTATCTCCCGTTTTTTGCAGGAAAATAACACGTTTAAACTCCCGAAACGCACGCAGCGGGTGTTTTTGTTGTTTCATTGACTTCATCGCCACCTCCACAATCGTTTGGTTGGCGATGTTGATCTCAAGCCAGAGTCGGATTTCAGGGATGATTATTGACCATGACTGGATGATAATTTTGCGCTTTTCCTCTGATATGTCCAAGTTCAGCCCCCGTTTCACAAACGCCTCCCACTGGTTGTCACCAAGCCCCAATCCGCACCACCTGGTGAATGTAAAGATTTCACCAAACATCCCCTTCTCAGCGACTAAATGTATTTTCACCACGCTGGACAGAGACATCCAAAACGCGTTCTCGAGGGATAATGGGAACGGTGTCATCTTGCGCTTGTCGGACTCACACACAGGGGTCGTCACGGTAATGCCTGAAAACTGAATGTTCCCATCCTCCTTTTTCTTTTTATCAACAGTCTTCTGTGCTTTAACTTTTGTTTTGTTGCCCCGCTTTTTTTTATTCTTCCTCGTTTCATGCTTCCGCGTTTTTGGGGTAGGTACAACAGCAGCAGCGGAAAAGGGGGCTCGCTTCTTGGCATGTCGCCTCGAGATGACCCACTGACTCACCGGAAGATGCAGCCTGATCACCCACTTTGCCCACTGCTGTCTCCTGAGATAAAGTACAACCGTAAGGCGGAGGAGGGCACGGATAATGACTGCCACGGCCTGATGTTTTTTGGCAGCCTGCTTGGTCTTCCAGGGCTTGAGCCAATTATGGGCACTCCGAGTAAGGATGCGAGCTGCCCCGGCTTCAAGACGCGCCTGTTGGAACAAGTTGGTGGAAATGCAAGGTTCACATATGGGCGCATGGGGTTGCGCCAAGTTGGATGTCCACCTAGGCTGAAAGGGGTGGTGAGGTTGGAACACGCGGCGCCTTTGCTGGATTTGGTCCCAACTAAGATCACCAATACAGTACCAGGCAGTTGTGATGTTATCAATGTAGCGCATGTTCGTTTAGAGAAAATGAAATGAAATGGACAAGTAATTTGTCAGTCTCTTCCTGGAATGAATCTCCTTCCAGGATTTCTTACCATACCCATGCATGCACACCCTCGGCTGTAAACTATATTCCTGGTAGTGTCAAAGGTATTCATTCCTGGACCGTGCGAAATATTATATGATTCTGTGTCCCGTGCTCGCATAACGAACCGCCACCACAGGGAAGGCATAGTGTGGGCCGTGTCCCGTGCTCGCATTTTTTATGGATTCTTTTTCTGTGGTTGGTGATCATTTGTTTGTTTTGTGATAATGATTTCTTTATCAAGTCCCGGTCCCACCTGAAGGATATTAAAATTTATTTAGCCCGGGGAGACGCCCCATGCCTGTAGAGTGCACAGATGTCCGGTTGGAACGGTTCACGTACTCCCTGCTGGCCGAGTGTGACGAGCATCAACACCCGACAGCCCAGCGCACTACCCATGTTTAGTTGGTGGGATTTATTTAATTTTGTGACACAGGGGTCCACGGCCGTGTCAAATATCCCATTTGGCCTGGGTGTGTACCTGGGCATGACGGTCACGTCTACACTGTCACCAAAGTTTCCAAAAACTGGTCTTTTTCAAGCTCTGGCATTGCCAACCATCGCGCCTTCTGTCCTTGTGGAAGTTTAGAGAAGCTTTCTATGCGTGCCGAAAATGCAGCCAGACCAGGAACCATTTCTGTGGTCCAGAACGCGTCGTCCTTCTGCACCGTTTCCTCACGCTGATTCCCATTGAAGCGCTGCACCAACACAGCTCTGTCTCGTTCAACCACCTGGAGGTACACCTGGATCTGTACATATTCGTAGAGCGGAATCTGGTCAAAAAAACGACGCATGCGGTTGTTTGCCGAGTAGGTGTCAATAGCTTGCTTCTCTCGCGCCGTGCCAAACGCACACTGTGCCTCTGACTGTATGTTTTTTTGCATTTGACTCTTGATCTCTGGTGTTAACGTATTAAGGAACGTGTCTGACAAGCTAGCCGTGGCTTGCGATATGACATGGGCAACCGCCTGTGTGTTGGCCGCGTGGCTAGCTTGCTGCACCACCGTCTGTACCAACTCGGCCACCTTTGCCTGTACCCCAGCAGGCAACTGAAGGTACTGACATTGCGCCTGTGCCTCCGTGTAGCCTTCCGGGTCAAAGCGTGCCCACACCTTCTCAAACACCTCCCGTTGCGCCTGGTACTTGTGCTTACCAACCGCTCCAGCCGCTTCTGTTGCGAAAATCATGAGGCTCGCCATTTAAACTGTGCGTGTGTGTGCTTGTGTATTTTGTTTAATAAGAAGAGGGTGTGTGCCCTATTTTTGTTATAATAGCGTTTGGAGGCTAAAAATAAAAAAGATTTGGTGCTATAAAGGTGTTCTCTTTATATTATCATGGCGTTAATATCACCAAGTGCAACGTGGTATCAAGACTATCCTCGCGCCTATATTAGGGTGTGCGTGCCTGGTATGACAGATGTAAATGTGGGATTTGAGAGTGACAAGGTTACGTTCACCGCTGCCGGGAACTATGGCATGGAAATTGTGCCATTTGCACCGATTGACCCTGCGCAGTGTGTCTTCGTGGTGACACCAAACAATGTACAGATAACGCTGTGGAAATCCGAGCCTGTGATGTGGACCGCACTTACGCCTCGAGAGCACAAGCTTGGGAACGTGGTGTCGGACTGGGAGCGTTTCGAGGAAGATGAAGAAGATGCAAAGATGCGGTGGATGATAGAGGACCAAAAACGGCAGGGAAATGAACTTAAAAATGTTGACTATAAATTTACCGAGGAATCGTGGCAAGGTATACAAGACCAATTGAAACACGCGATTGCGAATCAGTTACCTACTGGCTCAAACTATGACTTTTCCGGTGACGTCGACATGAACTTAAACATGAATTTAACGCCCGACTCAATGAAAAAGGTCAATTCACAGTTAAAGTAAAACGTAGGATCTGTCGTGGCGTGCGACTCAACAATCCTATGCCTATAGTGCTTCTAGTGCTTTTAGTGGCCTATTCCACAATAAACTCACAAACCTCACTGTCTTTTGTAATACCCGTCATAGTATGAATGGGATCACCGCCTTGCGGTCCGGAGGGTACTCCACCCCAAACTTGTTTTTGTACCACCGGTGGTGCTGCACCGCGCGTGGGCCAATGTTGCTGCACACAAACACAAAAAACGCCAAGGAAGGAATCGACCACGAGGCGATGGCAAAGCCCATCCACTCCACCATCTCCCCGAAGTAGTTGGCACCTGACACGTACTTGAACATGCCTTCTTGTGGGATCTTATACCCCGTCTCACCGGGTGCACGCAGCCGCCGCAGCACCGCATCCGAGTGCATGTTGATCCCAAGCCCCACAAAAAACAACACCACACCCACCACACACCTAGGGCTGCGCAACCAGCCATCCGGATAACGTGTCTGTGCAGCAGCTCTCCCTTGAAGCCATCCGTTCAACAGGCAGAACCCAAACGCAGCCGCAACAATGTCGACGGGCACACCGTGACCCGGCCTAATTTGCAGCGGATACACAAAACTGCGGTTGGCGTAGTGGAGTAAAAACAGGGACAGCAGCACCCTGTTGGTGGGTGCTAAAGAACCAAAACCCGAAAACATGAGCGCGCCAAAGAAACTGGGGCACTCTTGCAGCATCCATGCTAAACGGGCATTGATTTGGGGGAACGCTATAGTGGTGGCGTCCTTGCTGCTACCATCGCTACCACTGTAGCGCCCGTAGTGGGCAGTGCGAATCTGCAACTCTATCGCAGTGCAGATGCCTACCCCAATCATAACCGCTGCCGTGCAGTTTACATGGTTGAGGATGATACTAGACATAACTTGTTTTTGTTGCCATAGCAGTCTTATTTTTATACACGCTCGTTGAAACGCTGCCGCATTTTTCAATTTAGCTCTCACAAAGCAATGGCTGAGCGCTCCACCTCCAACTCAACCGGCATGGTGCAGCTCATTGTAACATCGGATGAAATGCAGAAGTTGCTTCAGCGGGCAGCTGATAAGACTGTCCTTATCGACTTTACAGCCACGTGGTGTGTTCCCTGTCAGAAGATCAAGCCCCTAGTGCACCAGCTGGCCAGCCAGTTTGGAGACCAATTTATAGTCTGTGAAGTGGACGTGGACAAGTCGGAGACTCTGCGTGCCCACTTCGACGTCACCTCAATGCCCACCTTTGTCATGGTCCGCCATAACAAAGTCATCTACCAGCAGAAAAATGGAAACGCGACGACTCTCACGTCCACCATGACTTTGGTGGCATCAGCCACACACCCGCACTTGCTGCCAGGATAAACAAAATTACTCACAATTTATTTTCAATACCGTACCCAGGAAGAATTGTATTTCATTTGTTGTGACACAATTGAAAATCCAATGCCTACTCCACTGTTTTACGGTCCCGAGGTCATCCAGGACATTAATTGGACCGTCACCCTGGAAGTACTGTGTGATGGCTACGTGAGAGAGAACCTGCCGCTCAACACTCGCGTGTGGATAGAGACACAGCTAATGCCGTCCGGGAGATCAGCGGGAGTGCTCCGAGTCTCATGTGAACTTGAAAAGGGTGCTGAGATGATGCCCGTGGACAAGCTGGAACTGCTGCTTGTGTTACAGGGGTACATGAAGGAATCTGACATCCAGGTGATCAGGTGGACCGCCCAGTTAACAGAGCAGGCTCATGACGAAGGGTTTTTTGATGTCGCTAATGAGGAGGGTGTCATGGGGATGAACACGTTTGATGACCCGTTCACAGCGTCGGCCCACTACAAGCGCTGGCCCCGGATGTGGCACGGGGTGACCGCGTCAGCCAGTGCGCTTGTAGTACAAAAGGCGATTGAAAGGCTGCTAGTGTAATAAAACAATAAACTAAAATGTCAAGATGACACCGACAGTGGTCATGTTTACGTGGTGTTGGCTCATGTGCTCTTTAGATACAATGTCACGAATAAAATTATAAAGTAAAGTATGTATTATTGTGTGTTGTGTTATACGTCAATCGCCGGTATATTCCTTGGTTTTGTTTTGTAAGTTTGTTGAATAAGATTTCGGGTTTTCAGCTCTTCGATGAAAAACTGAAGTGTTTCTGGTGTATCAAACCTCGTTAATCTATATTCGTAAAGTTCGTATGGGAGAAGTGGTGACTTCCAGTTATCAATATTAAATAACTGGCTAAACAAAACTAGGTAATCCTTCTCAACATTAACATTAACAGTTTGATCCGTTTCTTGAATCTGTTTACTTTGACCAAAGTCAATGATTACAAATTTACAAGATCCATCTGCCTGATGTTTGCAAAAAATATTATCAGCGTGAAGGTCGTTATGTAAAATGTTGGCATCGTGAAGTTTATCAATTATATCAAACAGACCACGAATATCTTGCTGCGTGTATTGATGTCTAGGTCTAGGCAGTACGTAGTTGTTATACAATGATTCTCCTTGAATAAATTCTTCAACCATATATCCAGTTTCATTACATACCCACGATTCATACAGAGTTGGAGCTATACCGGTGTGTGCCAGTTGTTGCAATATTTTAACTTCATTTTTGAATTCATGAATAGACTTAAAAATTTTGATAATAAAATTGCATTCTCCTATTTTACAGGCTCTGTAGACCGTTCCATCTGATGATTCTGCCAAAGGACTGGGTTGGGTATCTCCTGGTTTTATGAATAAACTGTACTGAAATGGTGTAAGTTGGGTGTACCCTGTGACAACGCCTAAATAATTACCGCCATCCGAATATCCTTGACTCATTTATTATTACATATATAATTTAATCCAAAAGCATCAGCAGTTTCCTAACTATTTCACGCCTGTCTTCTCCCCTCGGTAGAGCATCGGCCTGTAAAAGCAAGTGTTCTACATGAGGTTTCAACGTTGTCTGGTCTACAGTCGATATCTTGTGACGAAAGGCTTGAAGTGCATTAGCATGTCGATTGGAAATACAACTAGCCGTTGTCCCATCATCACAATAGTTCCCAGCCTCAAATAGTCGAAGTTGGTCTACAAATTCGGCTATAGGGTCTGCAACAGGTCTCCTGAGCTTGATGTAATAGAGTGCCTCGTCTACATCCAGCCGCATCGATTTCATCAAAAATGCTGCAACCACACTAACCGACCGTGAAATTCCCATAGCACAGTGAACCAGTACTTTTCCTGAACATGCTCGAGCGTGCTCCAAAAAGCTAGTGGTGGTTTCCCAGTGTGAAATAAGACTCGTGTCTTTATTGTCGTATACATCAATTTGATGGTAAACGAATTGATCTGGGTAATATTGCTTCAGCTCAGCTCCACACACCAATATATGAGAAATCTCGTTATCTCGCAAGGCTTGAATATTGTATGCATCCGCATCATTACCAAGCCACAAAAAATTGAGTATTATAGGATTCATAGTTGTTGAAATAATGAGAGCTTGTATTATCAAACGAACTTCCAGGAAAACACGGTGGAAAGAACTTTCTCGGAACTTCCAGGGAAACACGGTGGAAAGAACATTTTGGAACTTCCATGGAAACACGGTGGGAAGAACTTTCTCGGAACTTCCAGGGAAGAACATTCCTTGGATCAGGAGGTGCATGCGACCGAGTGTAGGTTTTGAAAAACCACTGGCATGGTGTGACAATCCCATTTATGTTTTTTAAATAAAAAGCTGAGGTGAGGTAAATCCCGCCGTTAGTTAAGTTTATGTGGTCTTGGTCTTCAACCGATTACACAGCAACATAGTACTTGGTGTACACCACTGTAGCATCATGTTACGCAACCGCTTCGCAACCGCCAGGGACGACACGGTGGAGCAACATGGCCACGAGTTTGGTCTACCATAACCCATAGAAATTTGGCAGCAAGTGGTTTTTCAACCTTCAACTTAGACCACTGGAGCTGGAACGGTACCAACCCTTCAACATCTTTTTATATGAAGGGTAGTCATTGGGCTGTAGTTGTAGAGTATTACAGCACAACCACCGCCACCGCCTGGGTGTGGTCACCGATGGTGGCTGGCAAACACACATTTTACAC